TGATACCCAATTCGCTATTGCATCCACAATCTTCAACTTACAGAAAGGTGTACCCAACCAAAAGAGCGACTGACAAGAAATCCGAGTTTGTTTACACGGACTCAATCAACACAAACATTTCAAAAACTTTTCAAAATTTTAAACAGGAGTGAATATGAACGAACAAAGCAAACCCGACATGGGCGTTTACAAGAAATTAATAGTAGCAAGAGCAAAGCTACGAGCAAAAGTTCTTAAGAAGTCAGGACACAATAAGTTTGCTGGATACAACTATTTTGAACTTGGCGACTTCCTACACCCAATCATGGAAATATTTGATGAGATTGGTTTGATCGGCATAGTGACGTTCACCAAAGAACAAGCAGAACTGTTAATCATTGACGTTGATGGCGGTGGCGGGATTGTCATTACTTCACCCTTTGGATCTGCGGCTCTTAAAGGTTGCCATGAAGTGCAGAACATTGGTGCAGTTGAAACCTACCAAAGACGCTATCTTTGGGTGACAGCAATGGAGATTGTTGAACATGATGCACTTGATTCAACAACAGGTTCAGGCAACATTGAAACAGTAGATGTAGGCTTGATGATTGACCACTTGGCGGCTATTGATGCCGCATCAACTTTAGAGGAATTGAAAAATGTATACAGCACTGCTTACGCTTCTTGCACTGGTGATAAAAATTGGCAGAAAAAGGTAATTGATGCAAAAGAAAAGCGTAAAGGAGCATTGAAATGAACTACGCACAAATGAAAAATGCACCAGCATTTCCAGTTGCCTTTAAATGGGGTAGAGAATTATCTCAATATAACGGCATGACATTGCGTGATTACTTTGCGGCAAAAGCTATGCAAGCGTTAATTGACAGAGATACTTTCTTTGATGATGTTGCATCAAGTGCTTACAAGGTGGCAGACCACATGATGAAAGCGAGGGAAGTATGAGCGATGTAGAACAAGGCACACCCGAATGGTTTGCACAGCGTTGCGGTAAAGCAACTGCCTCTCGCATCTCTGACATTGTTGCCAAAACTAAGTCAGGCTACAGCACAAGCAGGACTAACTACATGGCTCAACTGGTAGTAGAGCGTATGACCAACCAAGTGGCAGAGTCCTACACTAATGCGGCTATGGAGTGGGGAATTGAGAATGAACCCTTTGCTCGTGCGGCGTATGAGTTGAAAACAGGCAACATGGTAAATCAGGTAGGTGCTATTGACCATCCAACTATTCCCATGTCTGCCGCCTCTCCTGATGGCTTGGTGGGTGATGATGGATGCCTAGAGATAAAAGCGCCCAATACAGCAACCCACATTGATACCATTTTGGGAGATGAGCCAGCAAAGAAATATTACGATCAAATGCAATGGCAGATGCGGTGTGCAGATAGAAGTTGGTGCGAATTTGTGAGTTTCGACCCACGAATGCCTGAACACCTACAACTGTTCATCAAAAGAATCGAGCGCAATGATAGGTATATTGCAGAACTCGAAAATGAGGTTATCCAGTTTCTTGCGGAAGTGGATGATAAGGTTAAAAAACTCAATGAAATCAAGGTGTAAATATGGAACAGCGTGACAATTCAGGTGTCCTCTTTAAGAACGACAAAAAAGAGACAGGCAACCAGCCCGATTACAAGGGAAACATCACAGTTGATGGTCAGTCTTACTGGCTCTCAGCTTGGATTAAAGAGGGTAAATCAGGCAAATTCATGGGTCTTGCAGTAAGTCCTAAAGAAGAAGCCAATACTTCCTCACCAAAGAAGAAGTCTTCCATTGAAGACATGGATGAAGACCTGCCTTTCTGATGTAAACCAACGGGGAAAACGTAAGTGAGTACCCACTAACTTTTTAATTGATAGGAGTTGATATGGAAGATAGTTGTTTAAACAGTCTAAGAGATAGCTGGCGCATGGCTATTGAGCATGATGGCACTCATTGCCCTGTGTGTGATAGATGGGGAAGAATTTATGGCAGATCAATCAACGAGACAATGGCAAAGTCTTTAATGTGGTTGTGTCAAGCACAGGCTGATAATTTGGGATGGGTTGATGTACCAAATACCGCACCCCGATGGTTGGTGCGTTCAAACCAATTGGCTACGTTGAAGTGGTGGGGATTGGTGGAGCGTGAGCCTAGATCAGAAGATTCGGATTCTAAATATTCAGGAACGTGGCGACCAACAGATTTAGGTAGGGACTTTGTTCACAGTGGTGTACGGATACCTAAGAAAGTATTTACTTACAACAACGTGGTGGAAGGTTACAGCACTGAGACTGTATCTTTGCCCCAATGTTTTAAGGAATACTTCAGCTACACCGAAGTTATGAACTCTAAATTTTTGGACAAATAAAGGAGACTTTAATGTGGGATGTACTCGTAACTTTTATGCTGATGCTGTTTGGTGCATTTGCAGTGATTGCATTTGGGGTAATTCTCATTGGTGCGCTTTATTTCCTACAAAACGAGGCTGACAATGACTGAAGAAGATGAAGCATTCAACGACATTGAACGACAAGCCAAGCAAAGACAAGAGTCTGTCAAGGCAAACTTTCTAAAGCCTAAATCAGCGCAAGAGTTCTATGACGAACTACGCAATAACGTAATTGATGAAGTTACTAGAGAGATTAGAAAGCTAACTGGCTTTGGCAAAGACACGATTGATGGCTTGGCAATCTACATTGAAGGGATGAAGAAATGAAAAAAGCACAAGAAGTATTTGAGGCAATGATGGTTGCCAAAGGTTATACAGAACTAGAGCAAACCAAAGGTAGATACATCAACCCAAGCGTACAAACCCGCTGGAACTACTTTGTACTTGGATGGCAACTAAGGGGAACACTTTGAACTTTAGAGAGACAACAATCAAATACGTCAAAGACATTCTCAGAGCCAAGACAATCGCAGAGGTAATTCAAGTAGAACTACAAGACGCACACTTACGCAAATTAGAAGCTGAGACTGCCGCCGAGTATGCTCATGCCGCCATGCAATACAACGAGGATAGGATTGCTAGACTAAAAAAGAGACTGTTAGAACATAAGGAAAACACATGAACAAAACAAAGAATGACTTTGATTGGCGAGGACAACCTAGTGTTTGGACAACAGATAAGAAACTCAAGAGTTACGCACTGTTAACAGGACAGAATTATGGTAGGCAAACTCCAGCCAAAATAGATCTTGAGGCTAAAGAACAGGTTAATGTCTATTCAAAAGCAAAATCATCTACATGATTCGTAAGATCAGAACCTTCTACGGCAAAAGGCATGGTCAACGTGGGAACAAAGTAACCACCATAGACCGAGGTGAAGCATGGCTATGTGAGAAGTGCGGGGAGGTGATCTTCTTTGAACACCTTGTCCCCAAACACTTCTGTAAGAGTCAGATCAAGCCTGTAGTCCATTCAGATACTGAGTCTTCCCTGCCACCTTAACAGCAGTCAATTCCTGCTTCTTGAGGTTATTAGGGTCATACGACACATGAACCCAACCCGAATCAGGGATACCCTGTGTGTAGAACTCTAAGATTAGTTGTGTATAGTCCAAATTATCCATAATCCATTGGGCTAAATCAGCATTGGCGACACTAGGAATCTCAATGTCTGCCGCCATACCTTTACAGTGATCGCTGGTCTTAGACCCACCAACAGCCGCATTGGACTCAGGACTACGATAGGCAGAGTTGACCTTTACACCTTTGCCGTAGTGGTCACGAACAGGCTGTAAAACATTCTCGCAAAGCAGTCTCAGATTCTCTGTTGCCTCATCATCAGGGGTATTGTCAAACCCCATACGCAAAGCAGTTTCCGACTTACACATTTCATGTAGTGAAAAATTGGCACTTAATTGAGTCATTTTGTTCCTTTCAGGGTTTGGTAGGCGGCGTTATAGGCATCGATACAGGCGTTGAGTTGTCTTGTGTTGGCATCTCCTTGGTCTGTGATGGCGACAAGAGATTTAGCAACCTCTCGGTCAAGTTCGGCTGTTGCTTGAACGCTATCTCCGCTGGCAACGGGGGCATCTGAGGCGGTGTGTACGGGGCAGACGGGGGCTTGGACAGGAATCCGCAACTTGAGAGTACCAGCGGCAATATCAGAATTGCGCTTTTGTTGAACAAGTTTTGCATCTTGATTTGCCTTTTGAAGTTTTAAAGATTGGTTCTGAATAGCAGTTACAAGGATTTGCTCCTTTTCCCTTGCTTGAGCATTAAGTGAGGCAATCTCAAGTTGTTGACGAGCAATCTCATCATTTGACCCCTTGAGATAACCAGTACCAAATGAACTACCTATCGCCAAAAGGATGCCCAAAAGCACCCAAGGATTAAACAAACTCATGGCTTTGGGGGTTCATCGTTGTCAATGGCTTCAGCCTTGGCACTCGCATTAGCTATTGCCTTAACCCCAGACCTACCAGCTACACCACCCAAAACACCAGTAATAAACACCATGATGGTGCTAATCTGCTGTGTATACACCTTGTCAATCGCCGCCATACTGCCGTTCATTGGCTGTTGCACAAACGAAACAGAGTACAGAAACATACCCATAGAAGCCAACAGAATGCTCACCAAGACCACAATGACAAATGCCCATACTCTGACTTCAATCTCATCAGCACTTAGGCGGTTACTAGGTTTATATCCAATGGTTGCCATCATTTCTTCTCCTGTTCGGTTTTAACTAACATTTCGGGGCAAGTACCAGAAGCGGTACAGATTGGGGGTTTGCATTCAGCATTAGACCAATTCAATGGGTCTTGGCAGGGATAGCGGTAGCGGTCATCACAACCCATCAACAGTACCAACAGAATAGATAAGCCCCAAATACAGTAAATGTTCATTTCTCTTTCTCCCTTTCTTTCTGCTCAATCTGTCTTCTGAGTTTCTCAACCTTTTGAACCTGCTCTTGTGCTTCATTTCTAGTTTGCAGTACATCCATGTATAACATACCCAAAATAGGCAACAGCAATATGACAAGAATACAAGCGGCAATCCATCCCACTACGTTCTCCCAATCTTGCTTACCAGACCTATCAGCATCCATAGGTATAGGAGGAACAGGAAAGTTACCAACAGGTACGCTTGTTTTTCTGCTAGAAGTCGCTCCCTTTCCTTTCGTAGCCATGATTCTGCATCCCGCTTTTTCCTTGCTTTTTCCTGCTCTGCCGCAATGATGTCTCTCATGC